GTTTAAAGACGGTAAATGGGGCTGGGTGGTGTATGATGGCTCGCTGGAGCTTTCGCACTCCACACGGCCTTATGAGACGAGCCAGGACGCATCAGATGGTGCTGTACGGTACTTACATTATCTCGGCCGGCACGTCCTTGCGGCGCTTGGCTACACAAACAAAAAAGCATCACATCACGGTAACTACTTGGAGAAAATCTAATGACAATCACGTTTGATCTAGTAAAAGTGTTTGTAGTGTTTTACGCTATATGCACTATACTCACGGGTGTGAGCTACATGTTTAAGATTCTAAAAGCAGAAACAAAGGGCGAGGCTATCGGTAGTGCAATCGGCATTATTATCATAGCCATCGCTACATACCTGCTCGTAAAAGCATATCTGTAGTTATCCACAGGTAATAAACAAAGCCGGCAATAATGTCGGCTTTTTCTATTGCATTATGCACGACGCTAGCGTACTATAGAAACATAAAGGTGAACAGAAAGGACATATAGCTTTGACTATCAAAGAACAAATACGCCGTGGCGTGCTACATACAGTACGCTTTATGAAATACGCACAAGCAGAAGATAAAGACGGTGTGCTTTATTTTAGGTCGGAGGGCGAGATTGTCGACATGTACGACTACAGCGACGCCGCCAAGCAGATAGAGGCCGAAATGGACGAGTACCATATAAATAAAGTCAAGGTGTACGTGGACACAGAAGAACACTTTACCGTTATCAGAGGCTAGAAATGGGAAACCCCTGCTGTCTTCTACATCAGCAGGGGTGAAAAGAGGGTAAAGTGGTTGTGGAAACCAAGGTACTTGGAAGGCCGAAACCCTCCACTAGCTCAATTATAGCACATGACTATTTCAAATCAATAGAAAGCCCCGCCGGAAACACAACAAAACGGCGGGGCATGTTGCCTGGTTGGAGAAAGGACGAGACAACCAGGTCTACGACGTACCCATAGGGGGCGAATAACTCAAACGTCGTACCTCTATTTTACCAATGGCAGTGTGATATACACAACTACTTGATATTGAAAATAGACTGGATAGCTTTTACAAGCCACTGCACCATGCCATGAATGGATACAAGCAGCTTGCGGTTTTCTTCTACTTTGTCATCCTCTTTAGCTTCTGGCTCGGCAGGAGTCTCTGGCGTTTCAGGCTCAGGAATAGCGGCACGGTTTTGGCGCTCAGCTTCTGCGGCCTTTGCCTCTTCTGCTGCTTTTGCCTCAGCCTCAGCTTTTGCACGAGCCTCTGCCTCGTGAGCTGCTCGGGTCACAGCCTCTTGGCGCTGTCTATACTCCTCAGAGGCCAGCAAATCGCGCTCAATTGCGCCGTAGTCCCAACCTTGGGCAATCTGCCCTCGGTAGTGCTTCAAGCCTTCCTCGTCCGCCTCACGGCCTAATACGCGCTGGTAGATGCGGTTAATCTCATCTATCTGGCTCTGGATAGCCTTACGGCCAGCCTCTGCCTCTTCGTCTCGGCGTTGGCGCACAATGCGGCCCTCTTGCGAGTTTGCCAAGTCATCTTCGATCTGCTGCCAGTTCCAGCCAGCATCAATCTGCTTAAGGTAGTGGCTCTTTGCGCCTTCGTCCACGTCACGGCCAAGCACCTTGTGATACAAACCGTTAAGGTGGTTAATCTCTGCGCTGCGGTCACGGGTACGCACGATATTTTCAACATAGCTACGGACACGGTAAATGTTGTAGCCACCAATGCGCCATGGTGCATCAATAGGCGAGACGTTAGCGCTGTAGACAGTGCCTACACCGTAATCAGCGGTGCGCTGCCCGCTAGCGCTCACATTCTCCTCGAATACGGTGCCGTCACCCATGTAAACGCCAATGTGGCCGTAACCGCCGCCATCGTATGGCCAGACGATAATATCGCCACGCTTCAGGTCACCGACACGATCAGCGATACCTTGTGCCACGAGAGTGTTACCAAAGTCTTTAGCGTCACCACGAGCGGCAAATGGGGCTGGTACGTTCTCGCACATCTCAGCCAAAAACCACTTGATGAGGCTAACACACTGCCCGGTTAGCACGCCTTCGGTGCTATCAGACAGCCCAGCAGGGAAAAAGATGCCAATGCGCTTACTTGCCCAGTCTTGTGCGTTTGCATCTACTGCCATTATTTAGCCTCCGTGGTCTCGTCGTCAGCGTAAAAAGCTTTGTACAGGCCCTCTGCTGCGTTCCAAGCGTAGCTAATCGCACCACTCCAGGTAGCAAACAGGCCCATGCTCGGCAGAAAACCAAGGTCAAAAAGTTGCTTCTCAAGCCCAGGCACAGCCAAGAGGCCAAGCGCTGCGGTCAATACAGCGAGCACAACCTGTAGGCCAGTACGAACTGCGCGCCCAAGTTTAGTGTGTTTGTTAAGTAGTTGTTTTGCAAGTTCCATTGCAAACCTCCATTTAATTAAATTGTTATGCAATTAGGTTGGTGGTCAATCTTGTATAAACGCCTGTACGCGCTGTTCTGCTCGCTTGGATACTTCCAGGCAATCCATGACGTTTGATTGCCGGAGTTGTCTTTAGTATCCACACAAGCTAACACGGGGCTTTGGCCATCTGCACCGTTCGCCCCGTTTACTCCGCTCAAGCCTGCTGCGCCAGTCGCTCCGGTAGCTCCAGTCTCACCCCTACACTTACCGTTCGCACAGTACCGCGCCACGGCTGCGGCTACCTGCTCGTCAGATGCGTTTTTACCGTCACTCCCTTTACAATTCCCGCTTGCACAATATGATGCTACAGCAGCAGCTACTTGTGCACTAGTGGGCGACTCTGAACACTTATTGGTAATGNCCTGCTCGTCAGATGCGTTTTTACCATCACTTCCCTTACAATTCCCGCTCGCACAGTATGATGCTACAGCAGCAGCCACTTGTGCGCTAGTGGGCGACTCCGAACACTTATTGGTGATACAGTAGGCTTTAACCGCCACAGCAATTTCTGTAGCGGTTGGTGCTCTACCGTCTGCCCCGTCTTTACCGGACGTTCCGATAACCGACCCGACATTGCGCGCTTCGCCGTCGGAGTAGTAGACGACTAGATTGCCGTTTTTGTCTACTTGTGCGTTAGTGATGCTAGTTACTGGCTTTTCTACCTTTGCACCGCCACTTATAGTGACAGATTGGCCAGGCTGGAGCGTGAGGCTTTTAAAGAGCGTGTAGCCGCTGAAGGCCAGGCTAAATATCATAGCCACCGACAATGCTTTAAGCAGCTTGTCCCTTTTCAACCACTCTACAGCGTGTCGTACCTTGCTCATCGTAGCAGCCCCCCGCTTCCCCTGCTCAGCAATGCAATAGCTATGGGAATAAATGAGGTGATCACAGCCCCGACTACGAGGCGAAACAGCCAGCGGTTGCGGTCTCTTGCGTCCGCTGCGTCCGCCTTCAAGTCTTTAATCTCGCCATTAAGCTCGCGTATCTGTGATTCAATATCTTTTTTGTACAGGTCAAGCGCGTAGATAGGCACAAAGTTACCCTCTTTGCGTGCCTCATGCTTCTGTATAGCGTCGTCTATAGCCTCTTTAACCTCGTACTTATTCATGGGCTCTAAATCGCTCATCGTTTGGTGTACTCCATGATTACTAGGGCTGTGCCATCCGACCGGGTATTGTAACGGAGTTGTTGCACACCGTTATAGACTGCGAGCTTTGCTTGGAAGTACTGCAAGTTCGGGGCTGCCGGGTTGGTGTAACCGTTCGGATAGCGCTCACCATTAGCCATGTTAAGAACAGCATCAAAATTAATGAGGCTATCCACCATAGCAAATGTACCGTCGGCAAAGCCGTTTTCTGCGCCATTGCCAACTGTGTTAAATCTGAACACTTTGCGGTAGATTGGCTTGCCGTCGATAAAGGTTTTGTTGGTGTTAATTTCGCTTGTGGAGTACTTATTTTCATTAAATTGTGTCCAATCGATCGCGTTACGGCCAATACTGCTATCGCCGTAACCCTTAAAGTTGATTGATTTGTCTTTCATGAAACGACCATCAACAAAGCCAGGTGATGCAAAGTCTCGTATGTCGATACACTTATTGTAGGTGATCTGCGTAACGCCAGCGTCCACGCGCACCTTGGATAGCCCAATAAATGGGTTGCCAGCGCCTACTGCGGATTGAATCTGGCTTTCACTAGCGCCTTGTGGGTTGCTTGATGGCGCACCTTGCACAACCATGAGCTTGCACATGTCGTTACTGTTATTGGTCACACCGGTTGATGGCGTCACCTTCATGTCGACGTAAAGCACTACGGTGTCGATACGCGGGTTACTCGAGTTAGCTGTTGGTATAGTTAGGGTCTCTGGCGCGTCTAGTCCACAGTAAACACGGTACATCTTACCGCCACTGTTACGTGGCAAGGCTGCGATACCGCTGTCTACCTTCACAGACATACCTGGAGTGTCGGTAGGCGTTACTACGAGGCCGCCGATCACATCGCCTTGGATATGCCAGCTAAAGCCAATCATGTGGCCGTACTCGTCGGTTTTGCCTCCGTCTCGGTTAAATACAAGTCTTGTCATTATGTGTAATCCTTTCAGTTTATATTGTAGTCAAAATATTGATCTTCAGCGAGCCCCTACCGGCAGCGTACAGGTAAAATTTACCGCGCCATATGCCATTGTTGCGCCTGTTGCCATCTAACACGATCTGCCAGCGCTGCACGCCGTCTATTGGGCGTAATCGCTGCACATGATGATCTACTGATCGCTCAGCTTCGTGCGTCTCAGACTTGACGACAAGGCGGTATACAAGGCTTCGTAGCTCTTCGCGGTCGCCATTCTTTGGCACAAATGTAACGTCAATGACACGGTCGTTAAACCCTACATTGTCAAAATCAACATCCCACCGGTTACCGCTCTGCACAATGCTTGTGCGCACACTGTCGCTACCAAAGCCCTGCTGCCCTAGCTTTATCTCGTCGCGGAATCGTCGCAAGGCGTTGATACGCTGGTAAAGACGATTAGCTGTCATCATATCTAGCCTAGACATGCTCTACCACTCCTACTTCTACGTTATCGTTTGCTACTATGTACACTTTCATGCTCACGGTTTGGCCGGCCGTGCCGGTTACGCCTACGAGCCACTCAACCTGGTTTGTACGGTTAGACACAAGCGGTAAGGGCTGTATAATACGCTTAAAGAATTGGCCAAACGGCTTTGTCTTCTGGTCTGTCTCATATACTAGCGTGCCGTCAGGATACCGTGCCTCAAATATAATGTCGGCGAACAACACACCACTATGCTTTGCGGTGGCTGTAACACGTAGGAATTTAGCACCAGCATTGCCAAACTGTCCGCCTCTAGGCAGCGGCCCTTGCCAGTCAGCTACAGCGTTGGTGCTACTCTCAGTAAAGCGCATGTTGTCGCCACTTATTATCTGCGACTCTTTAATCTCGGCCATCTCTGTTTCTAGTTCGGATAGTATAGCTTCGAGCTTCTCGCCCGGCAGCTCGCTCATTCTCTCAATTGTCATTTTACACTTACCTCTATATAGCCGGCACACGTGCCACGCACTCGCACCTTAAAGCGGAGACGGCAGATATTACCAGTATTTAGTATGAGCGTTTTCCATCGAGTCTTTAGTGGGTCGCCTGCTAGCGTCTCGTCAATCTCCATAAGCTTGCGCACAGTTACGGCAGCACGGTCGCTATCCTCATAATACAAACCGCCCTGTATCGAGCTATATTGTGGAAAGCTCCACGCGTCCTGGTTTATCATGCCCATATACATAAACATGTAGCCGTTTACGATAGGCTGCGTCTGTGAGCCGTTGCCGGTAAACGTTACCGTAATCTCTCGTGAGCCGTTAGGAATTGTACCGTCATAGTCCCACGTACGGCCTGTCTCGCTCTCGTATGTACGCACACCGCTCTTACCAGAGGTTGGCTGTGTGTACTTTAGCTCTCTAAAGTCTATCTGGAGTTGCCTCAGCTCCTCATACAAAGTGTTCTCAGATAAGCGATCAAGTCTAGTCATCGTCTTGATCCTCTTGGATCTGCGGCACTGTAAAGTCGTCTAGGTAAACTTCGATCTGCTCTTCAAAGCCGTTGTCATCCAAGTGTACCTCAATCTTTTGCACCTGATACACCTTATTTAGCCCCTCAATCATGCTGTGGCCGCTTGTCCGCACAGGTACATAGTCACCTACCTTTATGTAGTTTGTATCAAACTCGCGCCCAGTCACGGTGATCTTGGGAATCTCGAGCATAGTAGAGTACTTGGCTACGGCGGCAGCGGTGTTTTGGTTAAGAGTATTTTGCTCTTTAACGCTGTTAAACGTCACCACTTTTTCTCGGGTATAGTAGGCATTGATACTCAACGGGTCACTCTGCACTGATACGATTTGGTCATCACCAAAGCCAGAACCAAGCCCCCAGATTTTGTTGTACACACTGGTGGCCGAACGTTCGATGGTAGCGCTCTTTACGTTACCTTCAGGGCCACCAACGACAAATTCAATGTCGGTACGCGGCGAGCCAAACGTAGGTAGCGTGTAAAATTTCTTGTCGGGGGTGACCCTCACGTCAAAATTACCGTCAATGAGGTTGGTAAGCTTTAGTATCTTGTCTTTAACGTCAGCGCGCTTATATGTACGGTCACGTAGCTTGCCGGTCATGTATTGCCCATCATGCGGCACTTCAATGCCCATATCGCCAGCACTATCGCTCTGGATACGGCGTACAAGGTCAAGCGCAATCTCTGCGGCGTCTGTCTGTCGGTACTCATTGGTCACTAGGCGGTCTTTAAGCATGTTAAGGTAGCCAGTCACACGCACCTCAATATCAGCCTCTTGGTCGATCTTGATGGTGGTAGACGTGACTTGGCCGCCTACAATATACACACCATTACGCTTTACTCGTACGTCTGTCTGTAACGGGTAAAGCAATGACTGCGGAGGTGTACCGATACTGGCACAGTATCGCTCAAACTCATGTAGGTCTACCATAAACTCGATAGTGTCTGCTTCGTTGCGCTCGGTAGAGTAGCGCCGGTTTTTACAGAGGTGGGTAATGTCTGCGAGCTTCTGGCCGTTCTTATGCCATAGCTCAAATGCATACTCGCTGCTGTGCTTAAAGTCCATACTACACCCCCATGAAACCGTTACGCCACTCAACGGTAGCTACCACTGTGTCGGCACCGCTTGCGCTCTCCAGCCTAAATACGTTATCGCCAGGCTGTAAGCTAAAGAATGTACTTTGGTCGCTCAGCTTGTCAAAGATGTTGCCGCCATTCAGTAAGACGCTGCGGGTACGGGTATCAATGACAACCTCGCTGCCTTCAGGCGCGCTAAATCCGGACAGCTGCACAAGCTTGCCGGTAGTCACATTAATCAGTGTTGGGTCGGTCATGCTGCCCTTAAACTTAATCACAGGCTTAACTGGAGTATTACCGTTGTTACGTGCTGTAACCTCGCCGCTACCAGCCTGCCAACTAACAGGTAGTACATATGGTAATACGTAACCGCCGCCACGCTGCTTGCCAACCTGTATAGATAGCGCTGTGCCGTCTGTGTTGTCGTAGATAACAGGGTCAGGACAGAGAAATTCAAAACGAAAGTCAGAACTGTTGATAAGACGGTCAAAGTCCATCTCGGAGTCTGTCAGGTGGCCATTTACCAAGTATGAGCTACCAGCGTTAGTGATCAGCTCAATAGCGATTGATCTTTGCCGTACGGCCGCCATAATCTCTTTGCGCTTCTCTTCTAGCTCCGCTTCATCCTCGCCGAATATACGGCCCTGGATAGATATTTTGCGCATAGCATAGAACTGTGAGGCGACGTAGCCGCCGTCTCTCTCAGTCAAGACGGCGCTACTCGTACGAATCTCAGGAATAGCAAAACCCTTTACTGTATCTAGGTAGAATCTACTCTCTCGATCGTTTATTACAAAGTTATTTAGTTTGATGATCATCCTCTTGCTAACCTCCAGCCGATTTGCTCGATTACATTGTGCGCATCAACGTCGTTGTGTACTTCCATGTGTTGTATTGTAACACCGCCGCCACCGCCTCGGCTATTCCGGAAAGCGTTCGCGGTTTGTGTAGCAGTGTACACGTCAGCACCCTTTGGAAGGTTAACCAGCTCAGGGCCGCGCTCTCCAACCAGTGTGACACCACCGGCGTAGTTCTTTGCACCGAAAGCCAGACGAGGCAAGCCAACGTGTGGAATACCAGGAATGTGCACGCCAGGTATTTTGTTGATGATGCCAGCCGCACCGTTGATCATACTGATAAAGCTGTTAAGGCCGTTTTGTACCATGCCGATGATGCCGTTGACGACACCGCGGATAGTTCCACCGATCATATTACCAGCTACAGTACCGATTGGGCGGAAAAAGCCAGCAATAGCGTTGTACACGCCGCTAGCAACACCGATGATGCTGTTTAACGCACCAGATGCCGCATTAGCTGCCCAGCCGAACACAGCGCCAAAGAAATTGCCGACACCGGAGAAGATGCCCCGAATCTGTGCCCAGACGCCGCCGAAAAAGCCAGCAATAGGCGACCATACAGCCATAACTACAGCAGACGCGGTTTGGAAAACTGCTTGGATAAAGCTCGTGACAGCTTGAAAGCCAGCCGATATACCGCTCCACAAAGCGTTTAGCACGGCCATAATCTGGTCTTTAAACGTGATCACAAGCCCGATAAGCAGTGAGAACGGCCAAAACATGATGGCAAGGATGGTCGGGCCCCAGTTCTGCAAAAAGGCGGTCACGTTGTTAAAGGCTGTAGTGATAGCTTGCCACACGTTACTCAAGGCTTGGCCAATGCCAGTAAAGATACCAGTAAACCACTCAACCATACCATTCCAGGCGGTCTTGATCCACTCAACGGCGTTGCTAAAGATGTGAAAACGCTGTTCAAGGTCGATGAGCAGTGGAACGACAATGGCAATCGCAGTTACAATGAGCCCGATTGGGTTTTTGCTAATGACGCCAGCCAAGTACTTGAAAGCACCTCCGGCTTCCTTAACTTTGACGAAAAGGCCGCCGAACCAGCCTATAACCTGATTGATTTTTAGCGCTATAAACAGGGAGGCGACATAAGAAATAATAGGCGTAAGCGCCGTAAGGGCCGCACCAAAGGCTTCAATGATACCAGAGTTGGCAAGCTCTTTAATGATCTTTGTAAGAGGAGGTAGCAGCTTCATACCAATATCTGTACCGACAGTCTCCAGCGTACTCTTCAGGTTGTCTAGCGCACCGTTAAAGCCGCTATTCTGTGCCTTCGCCAAGTCCATAGCAGCGCCAGAACGGCCCACAGCCTTTGACATGTCATCGTATGACTTACCAGCCGAATCAGCCAAGAAAGCAGCCGCACGGAAGGCGTCAGTGCCGAAGATAGTGGCCAGTGCTTGCTGCTTCTGCTCTTCAGACAGGCCTTTAAGCCCGTTTTGGAGGTTTTGGGCCAGCTGTCGCATACCGACGAACTTACCGCTAGCGTCGTAAGCGTTGATACCAAGCTGATGCATAAGGTTGGCAGCCTTTTTGCTCGGGTTAGCCAAGCTAATAAGCATAGTCTTGAGTGACGTACCAGCGTCAGAACCTTGCATACCACGGTTGGCGAACAAACCAAGGGTGGTCACTGTATCCTCTAATGATACACCGAACTGGCTAGCAACAGCAGCGGACTGCTGGAGGCCTAGAGAGAGGCCACGAATATCTGTAGCGGAGGCGTTAGCACCGTTAGCAAGCACGTCAGCTACCTTGCCGGCGTCGCTTCCTTTCAATTTGAAAGCGTTTAGTGCTTGGGCTGCGATAGTAGCAGCATCTGCCACGTCAATCTGGCCCGCTTTAGCAAGTGACATAACGCCCTTTGATGCGGCTAGCGTATCATTCACCGACAAACCGGCCTTTGATAGCTCTGTCATGGCGTTTGCGGCGTCTCTAGCGCTCACACCAGGCAAAGATGCATCTTGGCCTAACTCACGTGCTTTAGCGGCCACCATAGCCATCTGCTGCGCTGTAGCACCAGATACTGATTTGAATATGTTCAAGCCTTGCTCGTAGTCGCCGGCCATCTTCACAGAGGCTACACCAGCAGCTAATGCACCAGCGCCCACAAGCTTCATAGCCGAACCGACTGGCTCTAGGTGCTTTTTAAGCTTCCCAGAGGCGGCACTAACCCTATCCATCTCTTGGGTGGCTTGGTCTCGTGCCTTGATAATGATCTGTATAGTATTAGCCATGGTTGTTTACGCTGCTATTCTGGCGCATTGCCTTTTTATTCTCGTACTCGCTCCGCTTGTCTTCAAGATAGAATATTTTCATCATGTAATTTACCTCTGCGACCGGCTCGTCGTCCATCTCTTGGGCTGTTAGTCCAAACTCTTTACGATAACGCCGGCGAGTTAGCAAGTCCAATGTGGCTGCTTCCTTCGCCGGCCTATCGTAGTAAATGACGCGCTCCAAGTCGCTAACTATTTTGGGTCAGTAGCACCAACCGCCGCAACAATCACTTGCGAGGCTGCGGACACTGGCAAATCGTCCAGGTCGTCAGCTTCTGCGTCTACTAGCTCACCGTTAAAGACGATCTTGCCACCCACAAAACCCTTTTTAACCATAGGCAGCAACTGTGCTGTCTGGTCGTCGGTTAGCTCGCCGTCTGCGCTAGCTTCGCCCTGGAAATTGCGTAACTCTGGCAGCTGCTTCATGGTTAGTGGCGCAATCTCAATGTAGGCGTCCTTCCATAGCTTGCCGTACTTGTCGGCTAGCATACTCAGGCTTACTTTGGTTGCAAATTGTTGTGATAAACGGCCCATATTGGTTGGTGTCCTTTCCTATTTTATTTATTAGTAACTTGCGGTGCTGTTCACCAGCTCTGCCTCAATCTGCGTGCCGTTAGCAGCAGAGAAGAGGCCTTGCACGGTAAACTTCTCCATAACAACGTCATCAAGCCCTTGGTCGCGCTCCCACTCGGAGATAACGACAGCAGGCAAGGTAAATTTAAGCGAAGGGTTTTCGTCCTTGGCTGTACCGATCTTGTCGTCGGTGTTCACCATTGAAAGCTCGAGGGCGTACTTAGTGTTCTTTAGCGATGCATCCTTAAGCGTGTTGTCACTGTAACGGCGCTCGCACTCAAAGCTAACGTCAAAGGCTTTGTTGTGAATCTCAGCAGGCGTGACACTACCAGCCTCGTAGTAGGCCTCAGTGTTGCGCTCAATCTTCACCTTTGCGCTCTTGATAGATACACGTGGTGCGGCTGCAAGGCCGGCTTTGTTAGCGGCCATTTTCAGCTGGCAGTACTTGCTGGTAAACTCAGCCTCAGACTCTACGAACGTAACGGTGCTTGTAGCAGGCACGCCACGGCGGCCAATAAAGTCAGCAGTGTACTTCACGTACTCACCAGTAACAATGTCAATTTCAAGGCTCTTAAGGCACGACAGCTCGTACTTAAGGTCGGCAGCTGGTGACTTTTCAAAGATAGTCAAGCTTGGCGACAGGTTGCTATTAAGGCGGGTAAAGTTATGCTTGAACGTACCAGCCTTTGCGCCGGCAGCGCTTGTAACTTGCCCAAGGGCTGCAAGCAGGATAAGCCCAAAGCTTTCTACCTGGATCTTGCCCTCGATCTTGCCCTCGCTCCAGATTTGGGTGACGATGGCGTCGTTGTTTAGGTCAATAACGCCCATGGCGCTGTTGTTTAGTGCACTCTCGTGCTTGTCTTGTAGGTCGGCGCTCAGGTGAGGTATCCAGTGAGTAGCGGTAGCAGCAGCTGTGCCCCGCGTAGTCTCTTTAGCAATACCGTAGCTAATGCGTCGGCCGATAAAGTCGATGTTTGCCATTATTTGGCCTCCGTGTTACTGTTATCATCTGATGTATCAGGCTCAGCCTCTACTGGCTCAGCCTGCTCGTCAAACGTTTCGTTAATCATGTTATCAAACCTTAAAGCCGCCTCTTGTGCCGACGTGGCCTCAACGGTCTTGCCGGTCTCGGGGTTAAAGTAGATACGTTTTACTAATTGGTTATCGTTCATGTTCATACTCCTACTTGATTATAAGCGATTTGCTAGTTCCCTGTGTAGTGGTCATACCGCACTATAACGTTGATAGTAGCCACTAAAGCCATCACTGGCTCAGTCGCCACACTCCAGCCAGCAGACGTTGGCACAACGCCTAGTACACGGTCTTTGCCGCGGTGTCGTAGCCCGTCTAGGTCTACCGTGTCATCTATTGCGTCACGAATAAGCCCAGACAGTGTGCGCATGTTCTTAAAGTCTTCTGCGCGCTTACTCTCGTCATCATTCATGGGAATGATAGCAATGACGTTAAAGCCCTCACGCCGGTGCACTTCAGTGTTTTGCCCAAGCTCGGCTGGTGCGTCGTCTGGCACGATCATCACAGCAGGGTAGCCCTGGTACTTATTGACTCCGTCGTCGTAGTCCACAACCTCTGCAAACACAGGGTTGCCGTCTTCGTCGCGGATAGCCTTCACTACCTCTACTAGTTTGTTGCTGATCTTATTTTGCATGTTACGCCTCCAACTTACTTATTACGTTTGCTATAGCCCGTGCTGCGTACTCTTGTATTTGTGGCTCGGTCTCTTTGTACGTCTTCTCAATAAACGGCTGCGGCTGCGTACCCTTGCGAGCGATTGAGCGGGCTACAACGAACGGTGACACGTTACCAAGCTTGGCGCGTACCCACNCTATAGCCCGTGCTGCGTACTCTTGGATTTGTGGCTCAGTCTCTTTGTATGTCTTCTCAATAAACGGCTGCGGCTGCGTACCCTTACGAGCAATCGATCGGGCGACAACGAACGGCGACACATTACCAAGCTTGGCCCGCACCCATCGTTGAAAGTCTTCGTTCTTCCACGGTGGTATACGGCTACCTGGCTTGCGGCCCTTCTCAATAACCGGTGCGTACTTACTCAGTGGCGTAATCTTCGCCTCTCCATTACCAACCGTACGCTGGATATTGCCCGCCAGACGCTGTGTAACGCCCACAGGGGCGTTTTTACGCATGGATCGCTGCACTATTACCGAACCATTAGCCAAGATGCGCTGGACAGCTCCAGAGGCCTCTCCGCGCCATCTACGGCCTAGTTGCGGTACATTACCAGTATCAACCTTGATATAGGTAGACATTACGCGGCAAGCTCCAGCACATAATGTGAGTGAGTCACATTGTCAAAGTTTTCATACGGGTTTAGCGCTTTGACGGCGTAGTTGCGCCCAGACTGATCAGTTACAGTGTCATTTACTTTGATCTGGTCGGTGTTGGCGTACATATCAAACGCTTTGTAAGCGCTGATATTGTACGCCACGCTGTTCTCGCGGCTCATAGGTAGGATAGTACACGGCACGCCGCTCATAACAGCCTGCGTCTTCTGTACCATCCCCTGCGTCTTCATAAGGCGCTTAACGGTCACGGTATGACGTAGCATGTTGGCGCTAATCATACCAAGAACCTCACAAACGGCGCTAACAGCGTTTGCTCTTTCTTTGATACGCTGTAGGTCTTCTGGTAGTTGCCCACACGCTCAGATGTGACTGTAGTGCCACCGCTGCTAATCTCCTGCATCATACCGCGCACCATAAGGATAGCGGCCATCTTCACGGCTGCTGGCACGTCTACGAGGCCATACGTGTAAGTAATATGGAGTTGGTCGTAGTCCGTACGCTCGTATTGGTCTTTGTAGCCTGTTGTAGACAGTGTGACACGGCCGGTCTTGCTATCTATACTGTAGCCGTGTACGTCGGTTAAATCAGCGTCTGTGGTCTCGTCGGTAATCCTACCCTGCTTGATCTTCGACACCTCTTTGATGTACACGTTGTCCAGGAATACCACAGGCCTGTAGTCCTGTATCTCTGTTTCTGTTTTCAATGAGCCGAACCACACGCCTGTAATGTCATACAGCCACTGTGGCAGCATGTCGATGTACAGCTGTAGCTCAGCATCTTTGTCGTTGCCGGTGATACCCAGCTGTTTCTTTATTTCGTCTAATGTAACTATTGCCATAGCTTTATTATCTCCTATAAACAGAAAAGGGGACAGCCTCCAGGCCATCCCCTTCGCAAGTCACAGCCTGTTGGCTATTTCTTGTCCTTGCCAGCACCCTCAGCAGGTGGCTGCTCGTCTTTACCAGCGGCTTCAGCTTCAGCCTTTGCCTTCTCCTCTGCTTCCATCTCGGTGAGTACCTTCTCGTATGGAAATTCTGGCTCATCCTCGAACACGGACAGTTCCCACTCGCGAGCGGCGTACTGGTCGCCTGCCTTGTAGCGGGCAATCAGCGCGTCCTTTTCAACTTGCCACTCGGCTTTGTGCTCAGCAATGCGAGCAGCCTGCTCTCGGGCTTCCTCTTGCTCGTGAGTCTCAACGATCTTGTACCGTGGCTCGCCGTCAAAGTAAACCTTTGTCAGCATGTCCAGGTAGTCGAGCTTTTTTTGGGTTACGTGGTACAGGTGGTCACCTGGTACGTAAACGTCCAAACATTCTGTAAATACGATGTGTGCCATTTAGTGTGTCCTTTCTTTTAATTAAGCACCATTCACGCTTGCCATGACGAACCCGTCAGTGATCAGCGGGCTTGCGCCTGTTCGCTTCATCACGCGGAGGCTGTTGCGGCCACTCTCAAAGTCACCGTTAGCATAACCAAAGTCAATGCGTACACCAGCAACGTCAGTGATCCAGAAACAGTTTTTGTTCACAAGCCACAGCTCGTCAAAGTTCATAGCAGTGCTATCAACCTCTACGAACGGAAGGCCAAGCAGCTTGTCGTATGGAAGGCCATCGCGAACATCTTGGGTGTAGATGTAACGGCCCGTGGTGTCCTTGACAGTGTCAAGCTGCGTAACCAAGTTAGTGTTACCAACCCAGAAAGCGTTGCGGCGGTAGCTGATAGGCATAGCGCGGTAAGCTTTCTTCACAGCGTCGTAGTTAAGCGCTGCAACGTTAGCACCAAAGTTGATCTTTTGGCCTGCTGGCAAAGCGCTCTTGCGAGTACGAATACCGCGTGGCTTGCTCGTGCCGTCACCAGCCAAGAAAGCAATATTCTCTTGGTAGGCAATCTCTTCAGCAAGTTGCTTGGTCAAAAGCTGTTCAACAACGCTAAACGCGGCTGCATCCTGCTGAAACTCTTCAGTAAGAGGCACAATACCGGTAAGCTTTTTAGCGACAATGTCGAACCCAGAGAAGGTTGCTTTTGTCTTATTGTAGTTGGCCTCTTCAATTGTCCAGGCTACTTGTGGCCGGCTAACTTGGCCAGGCACACGGAGGTTGGCTGGTGCGTTGCTAATAACGGTAGCAAACTGCCGAATAGGCGCAACGTCCACCATCTTCTCGACGATAGCCTTCTCAATGACAGTTGGTACGAGGTAACCACCGTCAGCCTGTGTGGTGACGTTCTGGCTGTCTGCACGGTAGCCCATGCGGCGTACTTCTACGTCAATGTCGGCGTACTCGCGAGCAACTTCGCTGTCGATGCGGCGTAGTTCCTGCGTGTTACCAGTACGAACAGCGTTGAACCATGCACGGGTCTGTGCGCGGCCTCGGTCGCTCTCGCTCATTTCTTTGTTGTGCTCGGTCATCTTGGCGTGTCGGGCAGCACGTGCCTCAGCCTGCTTGCGAGCCTCTGCTTGGCGCTTTTCAATCTCTTCCGCCAATTGTTCCTTTGTGTAAGGCATATTTACTTTTATTCCTTTGTTATCGTTACTTTAATAACCTAATGACTCATCACCATCGCTCTCGGCCAATTCCTTTTCAAACTCTGCAATGATGCGCTCGGCCTCTTCATCGCTGATCGTCTCGGTTTCGTCTACCTGTGTGCTGGCGTCCTCAGTGGCCGCTTTATCTTCGGTAGCTTCTGCCGGGGCTTTCGGCTCAGCTTCAGCTGGCGTATCCTCTTCGGTTTTGGCTTCTGCTTTTGGTGCAACTTCAGTGGCTAGCTTTTCTTGGAGAGCTGCTAGCTGCTCTTGTAATGGTTTCATAGCTTCCGCTATTACCGCTTGTAGTTCCTCTTTGTTCATACGTGCCCCTTTTGGTTTAGTTGTTGTATTGTCGAGAGCTGCCTCAAGCTTGCGTGCTTCGCTAAAATAGCGTTTCATCAAGCCCCTTGCCTCCTCTTCAGATATACTACCATCATTAAGCGCACGAGTGGTAGCCCCTGTGTTAGAGGGAATACCAACCAAGCTAATCTCAAAGAGTTGGTTTTGGAGATACTCCAGCCCTTCGTTTACCAGGTTTTCAAACCCGACACTCCAGGTGCGTAGGAATCCACGCGACACTTTACCCCACGCCCAGTTACCGCCGTACTCGCTCATGTCGTCTACGTCGAACTGCACAATAGCATCGTGTGCCCGCTCGTCAGGCACTGGAATAATCTCTAGGACACGGCCGATGTTGCTTGCTGCGTCACTGTAGTGATCAAGCTGCACGGTTGGGTTGTCCATGTAGCGTTTAAAGTCCCAGCCGTCGAACTTCAGGCTAGTACCGTAGCTATCTACAGACTCATCAGTAAACCGGATACGCACGGTGTGGTTATCTTCATCTACTGATTGCGGTACGCTGTTACGTAAAATAATGTTCATGGTTTATCTCCTATACATATTCTAATTCTGATCCACTATCACTGGCAAGAGTACACAACGGCAGTTAGGGTGGCTTGGTGGGCCTACCATAGGCTCGTAGTCTACCTTAAGCGTGTGTGTTACCGGCTTGCCTGCCTTGCTGGTTGTTGTCACCTCTAGCCTGTCGCCCAGCTCCACAAACGGTTTGTTTAGCTCCACGATCTTGCCATTAAGGCTTTGACAGAAGGGGCAGGCGTCACCTAGCTTGGTGTGCCACTCTTTGCCGGTCACAATGTCTGAATCGTCCCAGCCGTAAATGTCTGCCTGGCTTGCTGCTCGTACACTCTCAGTGCGTGCAATGCGGTCTGCCCGCTTGCTGCTCATGTCTCCAAAGATATTCTCGACACGGGCTCGTAGTTCGTTGCGGCTCTCGCCCTTGTCGATACCCTCTGCCAATGTCAGCAGTATCTGCTTCTGGCTCTCGTCGTTAATGTCTACAGCGATCTTGCGTGCGCGCTGCTTCACAAACTCAGAGACAGCCGGCACGTCTTTAGGCGGCTTGAAGTTAGGTAGCTGTGCCCAAGCGTCCTTTATCTGCTCTTTCATCAGCGTGGTATATAGCGGCATAAGTGCGTCTTGTAGATTAATGTCCCACTGCTCATCACTCATAATGAGCGCTAGCTGCTTGTAGACAGGGTCAATGTCACGCTTCGCTAAGCTGCGGTTGCCATCCTCTACTTCGTTTAGCTCGTCAATAACAGCCTTACGCTGTGCCTCAAAGTGCTTGCGGGCAGCCTTCCTAAAGCTTGCCTCGTACTTATCAAGCCGTGGCTGCATGTCAGCCACCCGCTTCTCGCCTTGCTGGAATCTATCAGCGGCTCGCTTCTCTACCCTCTTTTTTTTTTGATCTGCTGCGCGCTTAAGCATGACAGCTAGCTCTCGGCGTGCCCGTTTCTTGGCCTCGTCTGCGAGCTTTTTCTCGTCTTGCTCTTTGTTGCCCTGCTCTTTGTCGTCGTCGCTCTCAGACGCTTCCGGCTCTTTGTCTTCAGCCTTTGGCTCTGGCTCGCTCTCTTCGCTCTTGCCCAGCTCTACGCGGCCAGATGGGCGATACAGCACGTCACCACCTTCGATAGGCGGCAGGTCTAACGTCTTGCGCACTTCGTTAACCGTCATCCAGTTATTAATAGCAGCCGTGTTGGCGCTCGCTTCTACGCTCGAGTCGCTCGGTATAAAGTCTACAAAGGTAAGCTCGAGCGATGGATCGAACGGATCGATCACGTACTTATTGATAAAGTTACAGAAAGCACGGACACGTGGCAGCAGTGTGTACTTAGCGAAGTGATACTCTGCCGCTTCCATGTTAGCCCTGTTAGCCGACGTGATCATACCAAGCAGCGCTGGAGACACACGAAACATTGCCAGAATCTCGTCACGGCTCAATTTGCGGCCTTCTAGAAAATCCATATCCCGTTGGGTCAAAACGAATTGCTTGGCAGAAGCGCCTCCACCAAGGATCATTGGTACATAAGCGTTTTGCCCACCACTGTAAAACTCGATAAGCTGCTGTTTTAGCCGCCTAAATGCTACGTCAGTCATCTGCTTTTCAGACTCAATGATCATACTAGGCCGTGCGCTGTTAGCAAAAAAGCGCTGGTTGTAGTCTACAGCCTTATCGTCAGTGTCTACTGCGCCAGCTGCGGCTTGAATAACCGACATACCATTGCGCGGGCTAGCCGGGTTTGGCCGGTAGTCACGGTAAAATTGGCGCTCTCTGTCCGTGTTCATCCAGTAGTAATCACCATAGCGCATAATCTCGTCGCCAGTGTCTTTGTTTACCTTGTACTCTACAAGATGAGCAGGCAATACAGTAAGCGCTGCTGGCAGGCCTCGCATCTCGGTATTTTCGCCCGTCGGCACAATGTAGCTCTCGCCGTTGATGTTCAGGTAACTAGCGTGTAGGTACAACATCTGCATACCATGCTGGCTGTCTGTTGGGCTTTGTAGCAAAGAGAGGATAGGGTGCTCGGTAATCGTGTTACGGTTGCCATTCCTATCTGTCTTCACTAGCTGAAACTCAACACCACTGAAAGCTTCAGCGATAAAGTCGTTAGCAGCAAAAACCCAGCCTTTGTTGGCTGTGACTTGGCTTGCTTTGTCTTTGTACTCTTTTATTTTGCCACCTTGGAATAATGGCATACCAGCGTTGTACGTATATACTCCGCCGTCATCGCTCAGGTAGTTGGCGCGTGATTCCGCCGGCTTCTCTTGCCGGTTTAGTACTGCGTCGTACACCCTCTGCAATAATCCTTTGTTATTGGTCATTAGCTTATCATCCTATTATTGTTAATAGCGAATCCAAATATCGCCCTCATCCTCATTAGATATACCCATACAGATACTCCAGAATGAGTCACCATGCCCCTCTGGCGACTCGAGCGCTTGCAATGCGTTGTCTACCATGAGGAGTTGGCTCGTCTGCCTTTGCTCATTGATCAGGTTAATGCGGTTATTGGTTATGAGCATGTCTAGGTTGGCGGCCATCTTGGTTTGGTTTTTGGCGTTTAATGTTACCGGCTCCATAACAGGGTTTAGTAATCCCTGCTCAGCAAATCCCTCAAATTCAGCCCTAGTATTATCATAGTACAGTTTAGAGACGTTGAATAGTTCGCATATCTGGT